TGCTCACACTGATTGACAGATGCGGTGATGATGACAACCTCGCTTATAAGATGTACGAATACATTAAATCTTTCCCGTCCAAACTGAATCTAGACTTGGATTTGGATAATGCGTTCAGCCACCTGTTTAAAAAGGAGAAATTATGAAATCGCAGAAAAATATCTTAAAATCCATTGAAGGTCTGTCCGATATAGAACTATTTGTTATTGATCTCTTTTGTGGCGCCGGCGGTTTGTCCGAAGGTGTGGAAGAAGCACGATTGGATGGAAATAGATGTGGAAAGGTTGTTTGCTGTGTGAACCATGACAAGAATGCCATCCTTTCACATGATGCCAATATCCCTGATGCACTTCACTTTATTGAGGATATCCGTACACTGGAACTTTCCCCGATAAGCACTATTGTAGAACGTATCCGTCAGCTATACCCTGATGCCATGATAATGCTTCATGCTTCTTTGGAGTGTACCAACTTCTCGAAAGCCAAAGGCGGTCAGCCGAGAGATGCCGACAGCCGAACGTTGGCAGAACATCTCTTCCGTTATATTGATGTTATAGACCCTGACTACATTCAGATTGAAAATGTAGAAGAGTTTATGTCATGGGGAGATATGGATGAGAATGGGAAACCTATCAGCATGGACAAAGGCCGGCTTTATCAAAAGTGGGTGCGCAATGTCAAGAAGTACGGTTACAACTTTGAGCACCGCATCTTAAATGCTGCCGACTTCGGTGCCTACACCACAAGAAAACGCTTCTTCGGCATCTTTGCTAAAAAGAACTTGCCGATAGTATTCCCAGAACCGACCCACTGTAAAGGTGGTAGGCAAGATATGTTCTCGCGGCTGGAGAAGTGGAAGCCGGTAAAAGATGTGCTTGATTTCTCTGATGAAGGAACTACCATCTTCAGGGAAAAGCCTCTTGCAGAGAAAACGCTTGAACGTATCTATGCTGGACTTATCAAGTTTGTAGCCGGAGGAAAGGATGCTTTCCTTTCCCGTTACAATACGGTTCGCCCTCAAGACACATGCAAATCAGTTGATGAACCATGCGGAGTGTTGACTACTGAAAACCGCTTTGCAAAGGTACAGGTAAGTTTCCTCTCCAAACAGTTCAGCGGACATCCCGAAAGCAAGAATGTGTCCGTAGAAGAACCGGCAGGTGCAATCACCTGCAAAGACCACCATGTTTTTGTCTCTGCTTATTATGGAAATGGACATAATCATTCGGTAGACCTTCCAGCTCCAACGGTCACAACGAAGGACAGGATGGCTTTAATTGAAAGCCGATTTATGTGTTCTTATAACTTTAAGGATACAGGAAAGGATATTAATCAGCCTTGTCCTACACTTCTGACTAAAGACAGACTTTCCCTTGTATCTCCATTTTTTATGAATCAATATTCTGGAGGTGGTCAGGTGTCTGATATAAACTCGCCATGCCCCGCTGTTACCACAACACCGAAACAAAACTTGGTAACATGCCAGCCGTGGATAATGAATACTGCATTCTCAAATGTAGGTAGCAGTATAGAGGAACCCTCCCAGACCATTACCGCAAACAGGAAATGGCACTATCTGATGAATCCACAGTTCAACAGTGCTGGCGGCTCTGTTGATAGCCCCTGCTTCACATTAATAGCCCGCATGGATAAGATGCCGCCCTATCTGGTAGCAACAGAAAGCGGTCAGGTAGCGATTGAAATCTACGACAATGATAGTCCTATGACCGTGAAGATAAAGGAGTTCATGGCACTGTATGGCATAGTGGATATTAAAATGCGGATGCTTCGCATTCCGGAACTCAAAAAGATTATGGGATTCCCTGAAGATTATGTTTTAATAGGCACACAAGCTGACCAAAAGAAATTTATCGGGAATGCGGTGGAGGTTACACAAGCGAGAAAAAATACTGAAGCACTTTGCAAAGTATTGAGAAAGTTGAGATTGAAGAAATCAAAAGAAATAGCTTAATGGAAAATGGAAAACTTATATTAGATGCCTGTTGTGGCAGTAGAATGTTTTGGTTTGACAAATATAATCCTCTTGCCTTATTTGTTGACAAACGTTCGGAAACACTTACGGCCAAGGACAGGGGTAAGACAAGAATCATAGAAATAAAGCCGGATGTAATAGCCGATTTCACCAACCTTCCATTTGAAGACAATTCTTTCTACATGGTGGTGTTCGACCCACCGCACCTGAAAACACTTGGTGCAACCTCATGGATGGCTAAAAAGTACGGAAAACTGCCGAAAGACTGGCAGTCACTCATACACGATGGATTTACTGAGTGTATGCGCGTCTTGAAGCCTTACGGCACTCTTGTATTCAAATGGAACGAGAGTGAAATAAAAACAGTGGATGTATTGTCTGTTATCCCTTTTAAACCTCTATTTGGGCATACCACTGGAAGACAGAGCAAGACAATATGGATGTGTTTTATGAAACTGCCAATTAATTCATAACGATATAGAAAGGAGGTAAACCGAGCCTCTGAAAATCGGTAGTTGTTCTTTGACGTATTGGATTTACCGATTAATTTTTTAGTTAAAATGTGACTTTATGGTTAATAATGTGCATAATCTTGGAAACAAAACATTTAATTTACTGTTTTATTTTTATATTTGCATTATAATTTAAATATGGAGGTAATATGTGCATATTAAAAGAAGTGGGACGTTTTATTAAAAATGGAGCTTCTACATTTCGTGATGCCTCTCAAGGGCATTATAAGCAGAACTCCGAAGCTATTTCTGAAATTAGGAAAGAAATTCTAGAAAAAGACAGAAATAGGAATGATGATAAGAGAAATCTTATGGAAGACAGAAAAAATATTGAAGGGGATGTACGCAGATCTTTCAATGAAATTGCATTAAAAAATGGGTAAACAAGAACTAAAACAGCGAGAAACACAAGTTGCAACAGGCGATGGAGTTGGAAAACAATTAGAGCAGACTTTTACTGTTGATGACAATTGCCTACCTTCACCTCAAGAATTAGCTGCATATAAGAGTATTGATCCTAGAATTGTCGATTATCTTATTAATGCCTCTGTAAAAGAGCAAGCGCACCGACATAAAATGGATAGCAATAAATTGAATCTGATTAGAAAAGCTGATAGAAGAGATGGAAGAATGAATTGGTGGGGAATGTTTTTCGCATTTCTAGCTATAGTTGTAATGATAGTTCTTGCTGGTTATGCTCTTTATTTAGACAAACCTTGGTTTGCTGGGATTATGGGTGCTAGTACACTTGTATCCGTAGCATCTATTTTTATTAAAAGTAATGATAATAAAAGCAAACCATATGGTAATACCAAGAAATAATTAAAATTATTAAGACTAAAGTTAGGCGGTAAATTCAATTCTACCGCCTTTTTTGTGCCTGGGCGGATAGTTCAGGCATTTTTTATTTTAATCATAACTAATAAAAAAAGGAATATTATGGAAATGCCAGTACCATGCAGTAAATGCGGAGAATGGGTAGAATTAAATTCTACTCGTGAATCAGAATTGAATAAAGGCAAGATGCTATGTCCTGAATGTTACTCAACCGATGATTCAGTTAAAGATAAAATCGAAGAGATAAAGGATATTCAGCTCATGCTTGACAATAATGACCCGGAAGTTAAAGGAGATCGTCGGGGATGGAAACGTAATATCAATAAATTGAAACAGGAGATTATCGAATTAGGATATGATCCAGAAGAATATTTGTATTAACGTATAAGGAACAGATATGAACATAAAAATAAGCAAGGAGGCGTATGAGAAACTAATCAAAGAAGATTTATACTTTCTCAATGAGCATTGCCCAGATAGCCTAGAATTAGATCACATTAAAGTAATTATTTTTAGTTCTATCGACTGGTATTATCCTGATAAGAACACTTGTACAGCGTTGAAAAGAATAGAGAATAGGCTTAAAGTTGAACTTCAGAAGCAAAAGGACGCAGGTAAGCAATTTCTATCAGATCAGGAAATAGACGGCTTGATTGATAGCATACTGAAAGAAGAATAACTCTCAAAACAAGATAGAAATGAAGCAAAGCAAATTGACTCACGGCTCTCTGTTTAGTGGGATAGAAGGTTTCGGCTTGGGTGCAGCATTTGCTGGAATAAAAACACTCTGGAGCTGCGAATATGAAGAGTATCAAGCAAGTATAATCAAAAAAAAATTTGGAGAAGACCATGGAATCAACAGAGATATTAGAACGTATTCAAATCCAACGTTTGTTGACATCATTAGCGGTGGATTCCCTTGCCAGGACATCAGCGTTGCTGGAAAAGGTGTCGGAATTGTCGGTGAAAGAAGTGGCTTATGGGCTGAGATGTATCGAGTTATACGGGAAGTTAGACCTAGATACATCATCATTGAAAACAGCCCAATGCTCCTTATTCGGGGATTTGAACGAGTCCTATGCAACCTTTCCGAAATCGGGTATGATGCAGAATGGCAATGTTTATCAGGCACCGACTTTGGCATACAACAGGGTCGGGAACGGTTATATTGTATTGCCTACTCCCGTGAAAACAACAGCTCACGGTGCAGCCAGGGATCGGTATTTCGGAAGCCCTACCTATCGGGGCAACATACAAGAATATATCCGGGATGGAGAACAAGACAGTCAATACCCGCACCCCGCTTTGCTGGAAAACATAATGAGCTTCCCGATCGGGTGGACAGAACGGAGTGTATAGGTAATGCAGTACAACCTATCATTGCGCACTATTTATTTGAATGTATTAAAGAATTTGATAGGCAATTAGAGCAAACCGTGGGTGAAAATGAGTAAAACAACAATTTATTATCTATTCCTAGTAGTAATGTATATGCTGCTAGGGTAGATGGAAAGAAAAGATATGGATAAAGATAAATTTATAAGAGCAATAGAAATAAACAATAAAATAGAGGAATACAAAGATCATAAGATGACACTTGAAAATTCTAACATAAAATATGGTGGTGGATTGATATTTACATACAACAGGATGCACAATGATGTACCATTAAAGGAAGAAATTTTTGGTAAAAATTTCTTTCAGTTATATATGTATGCTTTGGATAGTAAGATAAAAGAATTACAAAAAGAGTTTGACGAATTATGATAAAGGAAGAAACCAAACAGACAGCAGAAGAAGCGGCAAGGGGATATTCCAATGATTGCAGAAACAGGCAGCGTCATTGTGAACCGTACTGCATTGTTGACTTTATTTCTGGCGCACAATGGCAGTCAAAGCAATCGCCTTGGATAAGTGTTAAGGAACGGTTGCCGGAAGAAGGACAAAAAGTTTTCGTTTTGACAATGTGTTGTGGTGTTTCACGCATTCTAATTGAAAGGTTTTATAAAACAAATGCTTTTGATAAAGATAATAGATGGATTTTTGGAAATAGTATCGTGTTGGCATGGTTTCCTATTCCGTCTTTCGATGATATACTAGAAGCCAACAGGGATGTACTTGAACGGATTAAACAGAAAGGAGATTGATTATGAAAGTAAAGAACGGAATAATAATAGATGGGGTGCTGCATGAATTAGTATTAATGCGGAATAGTGCACCATGTGACAATTGTAGTCTACAAGAACAATGTAGAACAGATCGTTCCTTGTGTACAGTAATTGCTGGATATTATAACTCTGATGAACGTTTTATTAATCGTGGAGAAGTAACGGATATTAAGATAGATAAGGAGGAATAACTATGGGATTTACAACACCGTGCTTTATTCGCAAGAGTACCTATAAACTTAGAAAGAAATTAGATGAGTTGGGATATAGATTGTTTGGAGCGGAACTTAACAAAGATTTATGTATTTTCACTGGACCCGAATACGGTCTATATAGTATTGAGTTTTTCAGTAATATTCCACATCCTGACGAAACCGATAGTGTTGATTACGGAACGAACGAGGAACTTTTCCTAGCTATCGCTGCATTGAGGGATGATACAGACAAGTACCAATGGTTTACGGATGGGGATAAATGGATTCAGTGTCCAGAAATCCTATTCTCTACCTATTGGGTTTACAATGATGTTGACGTAAATTTGGACGCCATTCACAAGGCTACCGTAGACGAACTAATTGAACATTTTAAAACAAAGGAGGAACGATGAAAGCAAGAATAAAAAGAAAAATTCAAAAAAGACCATATTTATACAATGTAGGACAAGTTTTTAAGGCTTGTGATTGGCTTACTAGTATTCAGCGTGGAAATATAGTTTGGCATCGGTATCATTCATTCGGTACTATTACTAAGCGTTATGTTTATATAAAGGATTAAATTATGAAAGCAAGAGTAAAATCAACTGGAGAAATTGTAGAAATCAAGGATTTATATGATGATGGAAGGTACTGTCCAAAATTTTGTGTAAATGGAAACAGGATTCAGTTGTAAGTTTGTTCTTATATCTGGATTCTGTTTTCAAATATAAGCATAAACTGGTTCATAATCAATCCCCAGTTTGAAATAGGCATTGTCCATTTCTTTTCAATCTCCATAAGTGAAAGATACACGTTTTTTTTTACGGCATCGTCCGACGGGAATGAAAGCTTTGATTTGGTGTACTTTCTGATTTTTCCGTTCAGATTCTCAATAAGATTTGTGGTATAGATTATTTTCCTGATTTCCAATGGGAACTGGAAGAAAACAGTCAGATCATCCCAGTTGTTTCTCCATGAAAGTATGGCGTATGGATACTTTCCTCCCCATTTCTTTTCCAGATTGTCAAGTTCTGCGGCAGCAACTTCCTTATTAGGTGCATTGTAGATATTCTTCATATCCGCCGTAAACTCTTTCTTATCCTTATAAACGACATATTTACAGGAGTTCCTGATCTGATGTACCACACAGATCTGAGTGGATGACTGGGGGAATACGGTACGGATGGTATCTGTAAATCCATTCAGATTGTCAGTACAGGTAATCAGTATATCCTGCACTCCACGAGCCTTCAAGTCGGTCAGGACACCCATCCAGAAAGAGGAACTTTCCGATTTGCCGACCCACATGCCAAGGACTTCCTTCAGGCCGTTCTGTTTCAGACCGACACAAAGATAGACGGTCTTGTTTATAATCTTGCCGTTATCCCGTACCTTGAAGACGATACCATCCATCCAGACTATCAGATAGACCGGATCCAGAGGACGGTTCTGCCATTCCTGCGCAGCCTGGCTTACCTTGTTTGTAATAATGGAAATAGCTGATGTAGAGAGCTCTATTTCATAAATCTCACGCATCTCCTCCTCTATATCGGAAACACTCATTCCTTTGGCATACAGGGAGATAACAAGCTTCTCTATAGAAAGTCCCCGGCTTTCATGCTTGGGGACTGCTATCGGTTCAAACTGCCCGTTGCGGTCACGCGGAATGGAGATGACAGACTCTCCATGTCCGGTCTGAATTTTCTTCGGATAACTGCCATTCCGGGAGTTGCCGGTGTTGTTCCCTGCCACGGAATTCTTCTCATACCCCAAATGGGCATCCATCTCACCTTCAAGCATCTTTTCCAATACCTGCGCATGCAACTGATTCAGAAACCTGCTCACATCCGCTTCTGTCTTGAACTGGCTAAGGAACTCCTTGCTTAATACCTCATCAGGCACTACTTGATTCTTTTCTTTCATAATCTTTTTCATTTGGTAAATGTATAAAATAAAAAATACGGAACTCGATTTTGAATCCCGTATTTTCCATTTACACAAAATATTTTATAGTGCCTGATGGAACTGCCTTAGTGAAAGGCAGATATTTCGAGGTATCAGAACTTGACTTCTTTTAATTTGATACTATCGCAAATTGCATCAGTATCTGATTCGTTTCTATACAAGTAGTATGTAATCACTATTAAAAATATCTTCGGAGCGAATAGATGTATATAATATAGGTGGAAATTCACACCTTTCTTGTTCATGAGAAGGTACTACTAAAGTTTTATATTCAGGAGAAAACATGATTTCTGTATCAAACTCAATACATATTCCTGTTTTCACATTTGCATACATTTTTCATAATGGGATATTTTCAGATTCATCATATGTATAACTACTTGAAAAAATATAATTTAATGGATTAAAATTTGAAAAAGGCTCGGATTCAGTTTTGTTATCCAACATATCCAATCGTGAAAATTTAATACTCTTAGATTCAAGGATTAATGCAAGTGTTTCTATTGTTGTATAATGATATATCTTCATATTATATGAATTTGTTTATACTACTAAGCGTTGATAATGAGAATAATCCCTAATGCTATTACGTTGTGATAGATACCATTTAAAATTATCTGTCATAATTAGATTATCCAAAGCTTCACTTATGGTAATGGCGCGAATAAACATCCCATCTTCAGGACGTAGATTACTTGGTACAAGGACGTGACCATCCATATTAAATGACAGATAATGGGAATCAAACAATTTATGATGATTTTGGCATAACCATAAACCATTCTCACCATTTATAGCATGATCAAACTTCGCATCATCACTAAAATGGTCATCACGGGTTATCTCTGCTACTCCCCACACATGAGCACCTTGAATAATTTCAGATATTTCACATCCACATAATGCACAATGCTTACGTCCAAGCCGTTGTAATAGATTTCGTTGATATATTGGTGAACGAAAATCATTATTGCTTGCTTGATTAATGAATATCCTCTTTTCCAAAGTAATTGATGTGTCATGGATAGAGATGTTACCCATAGTATTTAACGTATCCAAAGACGCTTGCGGCAAATGAGTGAGATCTTGCTCACAAATATTGAATAAATCTATAGGTCTATCTGTAATAGTTGCCGCTGCTATAGCTAAAAGAGTCGACTCATATTTACTTGCTCCATAAGTCTTTGCGTAAATTTGAACTTTATCTGATGTCTTTGAAATGAAAGAAGAGTTATTTGATTTATTGGTTTCTCTATTATCATTCCTTTCATCTATCAATTCATCAATATTTTCAAATGCTTTGATTCCTGCGGGATAGAAATCAAGAAGATTTAAGAAAATGACTCCTGCGGTTTTCAACAAACGAAAATAAAGCAGATGATAATCTGTAAAATAGTTACCACTATGGGGCATAAAATAATAGTATAAACCTTTATTGGAACTGTTGTCTGCATAGTATAGATTTATTGCAGTAGGGATACTCTGTACACTTTGATTACGACCTCCCACTGACACTTCAGAAAGGGAAACAAAACTTTTGCTACCTCCATATTCGATAGTAATTAATCTACCCTTATTGTAAGTCGAAGTGTCACGAATAACTCTAAAGTTATCTTGTCCTGTAATCCTAACACAAATGTCTTGAAGAATTTCTCTTGTCAAAATTCTGTCATAAAGACCGGGCGTTTTTTGAGCATCTGGACGGTATGTTATTGTTGCTGTCATACTATCAATAATTTTTAATTAATACTTCGTGACGATTGTTGTATCTACCTTGTGCTGCAATGACATCCACCATATGGTATTTATTTTTATTAGTCCATTCTATGATTTCCGTATTAGTAAATTCCCCAACTTTTACTACATATGATAACATGAATTTCGCATCATGTTCATTTGCTGCATCTAGAAATTTACATAATTGTCGTTCATGTTCAAGTGTCCATCCCTCAAAACCACGTTTTCCATCATTGTATACGCCCAAAGTCGAACGATACGGAGGGTCTGCATAGATAAATGTATGTGGAGTAAACTGTATATCAAGAACATCAAAATTAGAGTTCATGAATAATACATTCTTTGTCTGTAAACTCCTCGTGAACGCAATAAACTTTGATAGAAGATTCTCATTGAACCAGCGAGAACCAGCTGGGTTATTAAATCCCCAATTTGAATTAAATCTTATTTGCTGCTGAAATCCATAAAGTATTAGGGTATATAACATTCGTGGATCGCGTTTTGCAACAGGGATGCTATTGTACTTATCACGTAGTTTTAAAAAACCTTCTTTATTATCAGGTGAAAGATTATATTTTTTAATTTGTTTCTCAATGTACTGTAAATACGAACAAGGATTACTGTAAAAAGAGCGAATAAGCCCTTCGACAAAAGGATTAATATCATTATAGATGATTTTTTTTGCGTTAATATTTACACCTACATTAAATCCTCCTCCAAAGGCATCAACAAATGTATCAATATCATCTTTAGGTAATTGACTCTTTATGAATCCCACCATTTTGGATTTACTGCCAGTATAATTCAAAGGTGATTCTATAACTACTCTTTCTCTTGGCTTCTTCTCTATAAAGAACAAATATTCAAAGTGTCCATCTGCACCTTGACATTTAAAGTTATTGTATTTTTTATAATCGATAATTTCACATATGTAACTATTCTCTATTCCATAACGTTTCATGGTGGTTTCAATAAAGTCCTTTGACATAAAACCATCATTGTTATAGCTAAGAATCACATATTTTGCTTTTGTCCCAGCAATTATTTTATCAAATAACACATGAGCATAATAGTTTTTTGACCATTGAGAACGCATTGATGTTGTTGGGCGAGAACCTGTAATTTTACTTAATATTGGATTGTCGTTCAATATCAATGTTTCCAATAAATGATATTGCGTACCATATTGATTCTGAGTATATGGCGGATCAAGATATAATATATCACAATCAATGTCTGATATAATGTCTTCAATTCTAGAGTTTAAAACTTCTATATTCTTTGCAATGCCAGGAGAAGAATCTATTCGATTAAATATAATAGGTTTAAGTGCTCTTTTGTCCCAATGTTTCAAAAAAGCACCATAAACACCAGCCGTATTTGATATGCCAGAAACCGATTCTAGTAAACACGCCAATAAATATGCAAATTCATTATTGGTAATTTTGTCTGATTCGTACCATTTTTCAATTATCTCTCTAAAAAAGTCTATTCGTCCTGCATTTTCCTTTGAAAAATACATTCGTTCTGAAGCACCAGGAGAGTAGTTTTGATAAATAAATCCTTCTCTAAATTCATTACATTCGTTTAAAAAACAAAAAGGATCAAAGCCTAATTTTTCAAAAGTACATCCGTTAGCAATCAACCTAGCATGAGTAAAAACAGATGCACATTTTAAGGAATCGTTAATAATAATCTTATTATATGTATTTTTTACCGCATCTGCTACAGCACCCATACCACAAAAACCATCACAAAATGTATATTTATTCTGCAACAGCCCTTTTTCTCTGAGTAAATCTACAATTCTATATGCAAGAGAATCTTTGCTACCTAAGTATCTCATATAATCAACTAATAAACAATTAGTTATATTTCTATACTGTAAATAAAACTACCTTTCATTATTTTGTTGGTATATCAAGTCTTGTATACCAACCCTCAATAGATTAGCAACTTTTACAAGAGTTGCCAAATCAGGTTGTGCAATATTAGAGCACCATTTGGAAACGGTTGACGGATTTTTACCTAATTGTTCAGCTAACCATTTGCCTGTTTTTTTTTTCTCGACAAGAACTAATTTAAGTCGATTTATATCCTCCATAATAATCATTATATTGAACTTAATGCAAAGTTATTGCTTTTATTTAATTCGATGACTATAAATGCCAATCTTTTTTCTGAAAATTTAATCTCCCGACTTTGGAGGTGAGATTGTCCGCACGAACGCAAGGCTTTTCGGGATGCTCAAATCTTTTTGAGCGGCTGAAAAGACATCTAGCTGTGTTCCTGCAGACACATTTTAGGGAGTACCCCGAAAGGTTTTGAGTTACTCAAAACATACTTTGCCATGTTCGAGTGAACATATACAGAAAAGGTGGTATAACTGTCCATTCTATAATCAATTTTCTCATTATACCGACTTGACTAAATGAACTCACTATAACTTCATTGCCGAATATGTCGAACATTATGAACTTGCGGTTACTGACCGTTTCTACATTTGTCCAATCCCAACTCCCTTTATATTATTTTCCCCTTTCGGTCAGTGGGTGGCGGGGCGGTCGTTTCCGTTTTCAAAGGCTTTTCTTGCAGGGGACGGTCGGAAGCAAGGTTTTTCCGGTAAATATGCTCGCAGCGAAGCGAAAAGAAATTTATCGACGGCATAGCCGCCTGACCTTGAAGCCGACTTTTAGCCCCGTGCGTACTTTGCTTTTGTAAACGGGAATGATTGCTCCGCTTTGCCTATGGTTAGTGGTGATTCTTTGGAGTTGTCGCTAATTTTTTTTAAAGAAAATTATTCGCAAAAATGCGAATGAATAAAATTAAAATGCTATCTTTGCATTAAAGAAACAAATGAGATGGTAGTAACGTTTGATAAAGAGTATCTGAAAGAATTGTATGAGTTTGGAAAGGCGAATGATAAAAAGCATCGTTTTCAACCTGATATCGTACGTAGATATAAACGTTGTATAGATATAATAATCAGTGTCCCTGATGTAACTTCACTTTGTAAATACAATGGGCTGAGTTTTGAAAAATTATCAGGGGACAAAAAGGACTTTTGCTCTGTTAGAGTAAACAATCAATATCGTATTGAATTTACAACCACAGAGGTGCAAGGTGAAGTAGTGACTACCATCTGTAATATAATTGAATTGTCTAACCATTATAAATAGAAAGTTATGATTAAAATAGATGGCGTAGACCCTAAAATGATAGCTAATAACTTAATTCCTTTTGAACCGACACACCCGGGAGAAGTATTAAAAGATGAAATTGAATTTAGGGGTATTTCTCAAAAGAAACTTGCTAAAGAGATGGGTGTGTCTTATACTGTATTAAATGAAATTCTGAATGCAAAGCGTTCACTAAATACAAAATATGCTATGCTCCTAGAAGCCGCGTTAGATTTAGATGCGGAACCTTTGCTCAAAATGCAAACATCTTATAATTTGCAAATGGCAAAAAAAGACAACAGGTTTATGGAGAGAATTAATAAGGTGCGTAAGATTGCAGCGTTATTATGATTGATGTTAGAGAATTAAGGATTGGTAATTATGTACACCTTTTTAAGAGTTTTATTATAATTTAGGCGTGATTCCATTTGGTTTCACGCCTTTTTGTACCATTCTCTAAAGTTTTTTCAAATACTTTACAGTAACTTTCTAAAGCTTACTTATATTTCTTCATCTCCGGCAAATGTTTCCTTATGTCACTAATACGTGTTGCGTCACTCGGATGCGTACTCATGATCTCTGGCACTGAACCCGATCCGCCCGCCGACATCTTCTGCCAGAATGTGACGGCCACATTCGGATTATAACCAGCCATCGTCATAAGAATAAGCCCCATATAGTCAGCCTCGGTTTCATGTTTGCGTGAGAATGGAAGCATCACACCGTATTGTGCCCCAAGACCATAGACTATATTCCCGGCTTTCTGTATGGCGGCGGATTTTCCACTGAGAGCCTCCCCCAAAATTTTCGCTCCGTATTGTGCAACCAGCTGCTGACTCATACGCTCATTGCTATGCTTGGCCACAGCGTGCGCCACTTCATGTCCGATAACTACAGCCAGTTCGTCATCAGAGGAAACCAGATTCATCAGTCCCTCATACACAACGATTTTGCCTCCCGGCATACAGAAAGCGTTCACCTGATTATCCTTAACCAGATTGAATTCCCATGAGAAGTTCCTCACCTCACCGGACATTCCATTATTTTCCAAGTATTGTTCCGTGGCAGCGGCTATTTTCTTTCCGACACGTGTCACCATCGCTTTCTTTGTCGCGTTACTTGATATCGGTGCCGACTTGATATATTCCGAATACTGGGTCAGACTTGATGAAAGCACTTCGGAGTCGGATACAAGCAGCATCTGTTTCCTGCCTGTCAAAGGAACACTTCCACAACCGTATAACAGAAGCACGGTTGCAAATAAAGTCACAATTTTTTTCATGCACCTATAATTTTAAAAGTATGAACAAAGTTAACGATTATTTTCTAATTGTGATAAGTCGATATATGAAAAAGCATTGCACATATCATTGGACGGTATTCATACAAAGCGCGACTGAAATGAACATGTCAATATCCAACTTTAAGTTAAATCAAGTTTAACTTACTGTTAATCAGATGATTATATTTGAACACATCACTAATAATCAGTATCTTAGCTATATAAAAGAAACCAATATTACTAACAATTAAAACATAGAAGATATGAAAGTAACAGATATTAAAATGTACATCAGTACATTGTCTATTATCAAAAAAGGTCAAGAAATTGAATGTGGTGACTTTTTAGGTGGTAGAAAGGTAAATGCCAGTCAAGAAGATGCCTTGAATAGCATGAAAAATGCTGTATATATGTATTTGTTTGCATCTATCATGAAGAAGGATAAAGGTTACAAAACAATGGCATTCACAATAACCGCTTGCAATTCTGCTATTTATGATAACAGCATGAAGACAGAGGTTGTATGTAAGGTTGGTTATAAAGAAATGATACAGCTTATCAAAGATGGGTATAGAAGTCCACTATTTGATACTCGCAAGCTGAAATCATTGGTAGATATGAGACTTAAAGAGCTAAAGATAGCATAATAACCAGCAGGGCGAAAGCCCTGCGCAATATAGAAGATTATGAAGCGATATTATTTTGAACTGTTAGATGATGATTATAATGATTTGGGTGCATTGATACCGGACGGCAGTAGTAAGAAAACCGCTGTTAATCGTGCGAAAAGATGGATGGTTGATAACAATATTCAGTCTGCCCAATTAAGCGTAAACAGCATGATTACTGACAATATTTTGGATATAATAAGCATAGAAATAGCATAAGTTTTAATCCGGTAGCCTTTGGGCTACCACAATACACACGATTATGGAAGCGGATTTAGTTTTAGTTATCAGCCCCGAAGCCCCACTGATGAAACAACTGGGCAAGGTATTGGGTAAGCTATGTACACCATACGACTTTTCTACCATAGAGAGGGGCGAAAAGTACATCACCATACAGCATGATGAAACAGGGCTTGTAGTGGCTTATATAAGTGAAGAAAAATTGAATGCGAAACATTAAATATTGATTATTATGGGTGAAATAGCAGATAGTTTAATTAGTGGTGAATTTGATTGCATCACAGGTGAGTATTTAGGTGAAGCGGTTGGCTATCCAAGAACGCTTGCTTATGGCAGACGCGAATACATGCCACCAGTTGAAAAGAAGCCTACCAGCAAGGCGAATGTGTGTATCTCAAACATGTGCAAAGACAGAGGTTTCAGTAACCATGAAAAGGTTGAATTAGTAGCCAAATTCTTGTATAGCAAAGGTTACAAACAATTGCCTAATCTATCCCATCAGTATAAAATCATTCACAGCCAGTACAAGAATGATTTTAAAAAGTTTTTGGTTGAACAAGTAAAGCAAAAGAATAATGGATGAAAATTTCAAGAATAGATATGGTGTTTATGACGGTATAGATACAAGTACATTTAAGCATATCACCGAAATCAGTTGCTACAATAATAATTATTACATAGGTCTAAAGAGAGGTAACAGCGTAACACATGATTTACTTTTCGCACACAGTGATGACGATAATTTAACGAATTGGTACATTATAAACGGTAATTCTGTTAGATACATTGGGTATGAGTTTACTGATAAAGGTGTGCTTAATCTTAGTGATGTTGAATTTACTTAAAAATGAATGATTATGGATATACAAGAGATTAAGAGAAGATTTGAACTTCTTAAAATGGCAAACAATGAACGCTACTGCCTATTGTCAGAACTTGCCAAAGAACTGAAAGTAAGAAAAACGGATTTGATGCAGTTTGTGATTGATAATCCTAAATTATTTAGAAAAGGCAGCGTAGAGAAAAAAGGCAAAAATATGGGTGCGTGCCTCTTCGATGGTTATCCCGAATATACCATGTGTAAATGCGATACAATCGACGAAGCGAGAATTAAGTGCAAAGAGCATAACAATAAAGAGAACAAGCCTTATATCAGTTATCACATATTGGTATATGGTGATGAAAAATTTGGTGGTAAAACTTATAGAACTGAATGATTATGGGAAACGAAGATATAGAAGCAATGGCAGATATATTTCAAGAATATGGTATTTCTGCACCAGTAGAAATAATTGAGAAAGTTGCAAGTGATTTTATCGACCATTTGGATGCAATGCGAGATATGGAAATGACACCTTTTGCGAATAATGGTGGTGAATCAGATTTTCAAAAAGTATTAAGGTTAGAGCGTGAATTAAGCCAAGTTAAAACTGAATTTGCGAGAATATCCAAAGAAAATCAAGTTTACCATGATAGTGTGATGCAAAGACGAAATGCATCTGAGGTTTGGATTGAAGACAATACAGTAAAATATAGCTTATGAACTCAATTAACGACGAAAGAGGTTGCAGCGTATGCCAGCCCGGTAAAGAGAACTATTGCACTTACACTACCAAATTGAGAGGTAAAAGAGTGAGAATGTACCAGTACGACTACCGTACTGAAAGTGGTGAACTCTTTGCTTGTTGCGCACCTACCTTAGAGGCGTGTAGAGAAAGACGGGATAAATGGCTTAGTTCACGACAATAAGCCAATTGTCGTGTATAACGATTGAAGATATTTCGTTATCTTTGGTTGTGGTAGTACCTTTGGGGTACTATCGCGGGGTGTAGCAGTGGTAGCTTTTCACTTTGACTTGGTGAAGGTCGGTTGTTCGATTCAGCCCCCCGCAACTATTGAGTATTAATTTAAATTTGACACGATTATGAACATTCTTACATTAAGCATCAAACAGAAGTATTTCGATGAAATCTTGGCAGGCAAGAAAACCCACGAATACCGTGAAATCAGACCAACCAACGCTAAGAAGTATATCACTTACCTATGTGGCGGTAAAGAATATCTGGCTGATGCAGAACTGCCTGAAGAGGGTGAAATAGAATTAAAGCCTATCAAGTACGATGCAATCAAGCTTCTGACAGGTGCATATACAGGTAAACGTCCTTATATTATCGTTGAAGTGAAAGCAGCAGAAGCTGTTATTCTCACAGATGAAAACGGTAATGATATTGTTTACGAACATCAAGGTGAAGAATATCTCGCAGCCCAAATGGATTATACCTTGGGTAAGATATTAGAGAAACATATAGACTAATTGTACAACTTTTAAAATTAGAAAGCTGAGTCGCAAGAAGAATTAACAGAGTAGCCGGGCCTCGCAGAAATATGAATGGTGCAGGGGCAGGTGGTAGATTGGTTGCCAATCGTAGAGGTACAGCAAGTGCCACACAGTTAGGATCACGCAGACAGCGTTACAGTGATCTTCGTACTTCATTTGGTTTAAGTGGTGGCTAGCTATGAACAAAGTAGAACAAGCGAGTCAATATATAGACCTCATTCGGGTAAAATCGAATGAGGCTTTACTGTTTTTATCACTTGGTAAAGATTCGCTTGTTCTGCTTGATTTAGTCTATCCGAAGTTTGACCGGATTGTTTGCGTGTTCATGTATTTCGTCAAGAATTTGGAACATATTAACCGTTGGATAAACTGGACTAAAGCCAAATATCCGAAAATAGAGTTTGTTCAAGTACCACATTGGAATCTCACTTATATTCTCCGTGGCGGTATGTATTGTGTGCCAAATCCGAAAGTAAAGCTGTTGAAGTTGGCAGATGTGGTAAAGGCTATGCAACTTACTCATGGAGTTTATTATACATTCTTGGGCATGAAAAAAGCTGACGGTATGAATCGTAGACTTATGTTGAAAGGGTATGAGGTAAACGACTACGAGAATAACGGTATGGTTTATCCTTTAGCTGATTGGACACAAAAGGATATTCTTGCTTATATGAGGCAGCATAATTTACCCGAACCAGTTCGGTATTCATTGAAAGCCAGTTCGGGAGTAGGCTTCAATCTTGATTGTATGCTTTGGATGGAGAAGAACTATCCACAGGACTTACAGAGAATTTACAAAACTTTCCCGATGGCTGAAAGAGTACTTTGGGAGTATCATAATCAACAAAAATAATAGAAGGAAAGCCGAGTCAGAAGAAAATCAATTGATGATATTGCAGAGCAAAGATACAGACTATCTCGTACTTTAACGGGTAATAGGCTGAACAGAGTAAACTCTATTGCAAGAAAGTATATTCGATACATTGAACGAACCTTTGGGTATAACGAGGGGAAACAACAAGATGGCGCAAGAAAAGTATCTCGAAGAATTTATATGGGTTTAACTAATGGATGATATGGAATTGTCAAAATACATAAAGAGCGAATCGGTGGAACTTAACCGTTCTGCCATTCGTTTTGCAGACTACAATCCGAGAAAACTTTCCGATGAATCACGCAAAGCATTAAAGCGTGGTATCAAGAAATTCGGATTGGTAGGTGGAATAGTTGTGAATAAGCGTACCGGGCTTACCGTAGTTAGCGGGCACCAGCGTTTGTCTGTCATGGACGAATTGCAAAAGTTTCCCGATAACGACTATCGCATTCGTGTCGATGTCATTGACGTGGACGAACAGCAGGAAAAGGAGTTGAATATTCTAATGAACAACCCTAATGCACAAGGTTCTTGGGATTTTGACACTCTTGCCCGTATTGTTCCTGATATTGACTGGAAAGATGCAGGATTGACGGATGCCGACTTGAATATGATTGGGGTTGATTTCCTTTTGCAGACCGAAGAAGAAAGCTCCATTGCTGACGAACTGGAAAGCATGATGTCGCCTGTAACAGAACAGAAAGAAGCCGATAAAGCCGCCAAACAGTTGGAACGTGCTGAAAAGGTAGCCCACATGAAAGAGGTCAAGCATCAGGTGAAAGAAAACGCACAGAAGCAAGCTGAGAACATGGATGCCTATGTGATGTTGTCCTTCGATACCTATGAAGCTAAAGCCGCTTTCTGCGAAAGGTTCGGGTATGAACCAGATATGAAGTTTATAAAGGGAGAAGTTTTTGATGAACAAGTAGAAAGAATAGATTAATTATTGGGAGGAAAGCTGAGTTAGAAAGAAAACATATAGCCAGTTATATCAGCAGTCCAGACGAATAATGTACAACGCTGGAAGACAATACGGGTTAGGTTCTGCAAGACAAAGAAACATAAGGGATAGAACGAAATCCATAATGGGAAGATATGCTGAGAAAATAGATAGCTATTTCTCAAAAAGAGGAGTTGATGTCTATGGAAACAAGCCAATTTCTCGCCGTGTCTATATGGGTAACAATAACGGTTAAAATTATGAGCAATAGTGAATCTCAAAATAGAAAAGGTAAAGGAGGAAGAAAGCCTAAGTTTGATTATACAAGCGAGGAATTTCTTTCTCTCGTGGAATCGTATGCCAAAAAGGGATTCACTGACAAGGAAATTGCTTATGCCATAGGGATTTTGCCTCAAACATTCTGCGAAAAGAAAAGTGAGTACACCGAAATATCCGAAGTCTTAGCGCGTGGGCGCGCGACAATCAATGCCACTGTAAGGGCTAAATTCCTTGCAATGGCTCTCGGTGGCATAAAAACCAAAAGCACCGTGGTAAGAAAGCTCCGTGATTCAGAAGGGAATTTGACGGGCGAAGATGAATTACAAGTAAGCGAAAGCGAGTTGGCTCCTAATTTGCAAGCAATGTCCGTTTGGCTGTACCACCATGATGAAGATTGGAGAAAGATTGAGCGCAAACAAGATGAAGACGCTGATATTCCAACAGACATAGAGCATGGCATCAACATTGATTCCTGGATTAAAGACAAGCTGAAATGATAGTACCCCAAGAAATTTACCATCCATTATATGAGGATAAGGAAAAATTTATAATTCTTATCACCGGTGGGCGTGGTAGCGGAAAGTCTTTCAATGCTTCTACCTTTATTGAGCGGTTGACTTTTGAAATGACTCCCGTAGAGAAAATAGTTCATCAGATTCTTTACACCCGTTACACGATGGTTTCTGCCGGTATGTCTATCATCCCCGAAATGATGGAGAAGATAGATTTGGACGGTACCACGAAATATTTCAAGACCACAAAGACGGACATAGTCAATAAGATGACTAAGAGCCGTATCATGTTCCGGGGTATCAAGACTTCTTCCGGGAACCAGACAGCAAAACTGAAATCCATTCAAGGCATTACGACTTTCGTCTGCGATGAAGCGGAAGAGTGGACAAGCGAAGATGAGTTCGACAAGATAATGCTCTCCATTCGCAAGAAGGGTATTCAGAACCGGATTATCATTATAATGAACCCATGCGATTCCAATCACTTCATCTACAAGAAATACATTGAGAAAACTCACAAGCTGGTAGAGATTGACGGTGTGCAGGTTCAGATTTCCACTCATCCGAATGTGCTCCATATCCATACTACGTATTTTGATAACTTGGATAACCTTTCTCCTGAGTTCCTGAAAGAGGTGGAAGATATGAAGGTGAGTAATCCTGAAAAGTATGCTCATGTGGTTATCGGCCGGTGGGCTGACGTTGCAGAAGGTGCTGTGTTCAAGAAGTGGGGAATTGTTGACGAGTTCCCGGCTTGGGCAAAGAAAATTGCTTTCGGGCAAGACTTCGGTTATACGCATGACCCGTCTGCTTCCATTCGTTGTGGTATCGTTGATAACGCCCTTTACTTGGATGAAGTGGATTACCGTACTGGATTGCTTTCTTCTGACATCATCAAGACTCTTCGCCCGTGGGGATTGAAAGTCATAGCTGACAGCGCAGACCCACGTTTGATTCAAGAGATACACAACGGAGGAATCAAGATCTATGCCGTAGAGAAAGGTGCAGGCTCTATCAATGCCGGAATTGACAAAATGAAAGATATGGAGATTTATATAACCAAACGCTCGTACAACTTGCAAAGCGAGTTCAGAAAGTATGTTTGGGCAAAGGATAAGGACGGGAACTATATCAACGAACCGGAAGACCATGACAATCACTGTTTCGTAGGAGAGACTCTTGTAATGACAAGCGTAGGGAATAAGCGAATTGATAAGATTAGAAAGGGTGATTATGTACTCACATCAAACGGTTTTAGAAAGGTTAACAAATTCTTTGATAATGGATGTAGAAAGATATTGCATACTCGGTTGGTTTTTAGTAACTTTATAGTTGAAATAAAGGCAACGCCTGAACATAAATTTAAAACTATAAATGGATGGAAGCAATTACAAGAACTGACGAAAGGGGACGTACTCTATACGTGCAAGTCTTTAATGGCAAAGAATACAAATTATATGCCGGAGAACGTTATTTCTCCCGTGGAACTAAACGACTACATCGTGAAGTGTGGAAATTCTATAATGGGCAAATACCTAAAGGGTATCATGTTCACCATAAAGATGAAAACACTTGGAATAATGATATATCCAATCTTGAACTTGTTGAGATGCACGCACATTTACGGCATCACGCAGAAGAGCAAAGTAGAGATAATGAACTGCTTGCATGGAGAAGAGAGAATATTGCCAAAGCAAGCCAACTTGCCGTTGAATGGCACAAATCAGAGGAGGGAAGGAAATGGCATAGCAAAAAAGCAAAAGAGCAATTTGCAAATGCAAAGCCGGAAACCTTCATTTGTGAATGGTGTGGAAAAGAGTTCTCTGCCATTTCAAACGGAAATAATAAGTTTTGCTCAAACAAATGCAAAACAGCCTATCGGTATCATTCAGGGACTGATAACGAAAAGAGGAAATGCAAATGGTGCGGCAATGAATTTGTTGCAAACAAATACAGCAAGACCGAATTTTGTTGTAGGAGATGTAGCGGACAATATTCTGCAAGCGTCAGAGCTGAAAGAGATAGAGATAGTAAAGGAAGATATATGTAACGTTTATGATATAGAAGTTGAAGATATGCACGAGTTCTTCGCTAATGGGGTTCTCGTGCATAATTGTATAGATGCTGTACGTTACTATGTATTGGGTGAGCTTCTTGGTAAGATTCAGAAACCGAAAGATTTAACAGGAATATTCACACATTAAAAATATAAACTATGCCATTGAATTTAGAAGAAATATTAGCATTGCCTGACATCGGGCAGAAGATAAACTACCTGAAGAAAGGTAGGAAGACTGAACTTCCCGACCGTTGCAAACTTTGGGATGATTGGAATCCGGAACGACATGAAATCATGGTTGACAAAAAGAAGTATCCGGACAGAAAGGTTCTTGAAAAAGAAGCAGAGAAGCACTTCGATGAAAAAACTGGTAAGACTTATGAAATCGAAGCAAAGTATAAGACTGAACCGGTGAACCGTATTTCCATTCCATTGGAACAAGATATAGTGAACATTCAAACTGCTTTCACGGTCGGCACAGAACCGTCTATGGATTGCATTCCGACTGATGATGATGAAAAGAAGTTGCTGGATGCGGTAAAGGCTGTATTTAAATCCAACAAAATCAAATACCAAAACAAGAAGATTGTCCGTGCCTGGCTCTCCGAACAAGAAGCGGCAGAATATTGGTATGTTACCGATGATGATTCGTTTTGGGCAAAGTTTTGGAAGAAAGTTAAGACTACGTTCGGTGGCAAGGTCAAGCCCACCAAGAAACTGAAAAGCGTGTTATGGTCTCCATTCAGAGGTGATAAGCTATACCCGTTCTTTAACGACGAAGGTAAAATGATTGCTTTCTCACGTGAGTATAAAAAGAAGCTCATGGATGATTCGGAGGTCACCTGCTTTATGACTATCACGGACAAAATGGTTTATCAATGGGATTTGTCTAAAGGGTATGAAGAAAGAACGCCTTTTGCTCATGGATTCCCAAAACTACCGGTTCTCTATGCTTATCGTCCTGAACCTTATTGCAAGAAGATAAAGACCTTCCGGGTCCGGTTGGAGAAACTATTATCCAATTATGCTGATTGTATCGACTATCATTTTTTCCCCATTTTGGAATTAATTGGTGAAGTGATAGGGTTCACTGGTAAGACAAAGGATAGAATGGTAAAACTGGAAGGAGAGGGGGCTGGTGCACGATATTTAACATGGAATCAGGTGCCAGATACCGTAAAATTTGAAGCAGAAACACTCACTAATATGGCTTATGATATGTCAAACACTCCAAGAATATCCTTTGAGACGTTGAAGGGGGTAGGCAAAGCATCAGGAACCGCTTTCCGCTTTATGTTCATGGGTGCACATATGGCGGTAGAAAATCACGGTGAGGTTATCGGTGAGTTCTTGCAGCGGAGAGTAAATTTCATTGTTTCCGCTTTAGGCTCTATCAATCCAACCGAGTTTAGCAAGGCATCGCAGACCATTGACATAGAAACAGAACTGGTTCCATATATGATTGATGATTTGAATGATAAGGTGACTACTGCCGTTTCCGCTGTCAGTGGTGGCATCTGGTCAACGCGTGAGGGAATCATGTTTGCCGGAAATGCTGATAGGGTAGAAGAGGAACTTGCAGAAATCAAAGAGGAACAAGCAGCAAAGAATGAGCAAATCGGAGATAAGGGAAAGAAAAACGCCTCTTAGTTAGAAAAATTACGGGACTTATAGTTTTAGTATAAGAAAATAGTTAGCGGTGGCTTCAAAGAGTTGCCGCTATTTTTTTGCTCTTTTAAATTATAAATATTAGAATATAATTTTGAATTATAGAATTATATATGTATTTTTGTCACACGATAATTGAGTAACCAATGAGAATATTTACCGAACAAGCATTAAAAGAATATGCAGAGAACCATCCCGATTCAAAGGTCGCTTTGCAAGAATGGACTACCATTGTGAAAAGAAGCAAGTGGACCTGTTTTGCCGATATTAAGAAAACGTTTAATAGCGTTGATAATGTAGGTAATCAACACTATGTTTTCAATATCAAAGGCAATAACTATCGTTTGGTAGTAGTGATTAAATTCACTATTCAGTTTGTGTATATTCGCTTTATTGGTACTCATAAAGAATATGATAAAATAGATTGCGCTAATATTTAGGATTATGACAAAGATAGAAAATCAAGCCCAATATGAATGGGCGGTGAAAAGAGTAGAGGAACTTCTTCCATTAGTGAAAGATGATACTCCTTTGAATGACCCAAATTGCATAGAATTGGAGCTTCTTTCTAATTTGGTTGCTGATTATTCCGAAGAACATTTTGCATTGGGAGAACCAACACTTGTGGATGTTCTTAAACTTCGTATGTACGAAATGGGGCTTAATCAAAAATCACTTGCAAAGTTAGTTGGTGTCAGCCCATCACGATTAAGTGATTATATATCTGGTAAATGTGAACCAACCTTGAAAGTTGCTCGTGAGATAAGCCGGAAGCTAAATATTGATGCAAATATAGTGTTGGGAGTATAAGTATAAGTTTTTGTCGTGATATATTTTAGGCGTGATTCATTCGGTTTCACGCCTTTTTTTATACCATTTTACGACAATCGTTTTATTGTCGTGTATCACCTATCTGATAATTTTTCACCTTCTTTATAAATAACGAAATTTACCGTAGAAATTTATAAATCAAATTCATACGGTATGACAATCTTAGAACAAATCTTAGCAGGGCTACAACAGAAATTCGCTGGGGTGGACACTGCTATTCTTACCCGCATTGCCACCAAAAAGGCAGAGGGTGTAACGGACGAGACAAAAGTAAACTCCATTGTTGAGGGTATCAGTTTTTCGGACGTGCTTAATTCCTATGGTGATTTCCGTGCCGGGGATGCTTCAAAAACGGCAGTGACTAACTACGAGAAGAGGCATAACCTTAAAGACGGTAAGCCAATCGAGACTACCACAACCACCAAAACGGAAAAGAATAAAGACGATGTGCCTGCATGGGCGCAAGCTTTAATTGACTCCAACAAGAACCTTTCTGATAAGCTAACACAGTTAGAAACGGAAAAGGCTCAAGCAACACGTAGCCAGCAGATTTTGGCAAAGGCAAAGGAGTATGGTATTCCCGAAAACTACGCCAAACGATGCGCCATTAAGGACGATGAGGACTTGGACGCATACTTCAAGGACTTGAAGCAGGAGTTCACAAATGACGGCTTCAAAGGCGTAACCCCTCCCGAATCAGCGGAAGAGAAGATTGAGAAAGAATCTGAATCTATCGCTAAAATGATTGATGAGGGTACGAAAACTATTGTTGAACAAAACAAGAATTAATTATGTCAGCAGGATTTAAGTATGACTTGGTTCCGCCCGTTGAGCAAGAGGAACGCTACGATGTCCAGACCGGCATTCGTAGACGTGGTCCGTTCAAACTTGATACGCAGAACCTGGTAGTGGGAAGTTTTCTTCCCGGATTTACACCGATTTGTGCGGACTTGAAAAACAAGTTCGCTTATGCGGTAATCAATGTGAGAGTCGCGGAAGCCTATACCACTGGTGGAGAGGCTTTGTCTATCAAAGTAGCCAAGAACTCTTTGGCTTATGTGGGTATGTTTGTCGGAAACGGCAAGAAAGGTGCAGAAGTAACGGCAATTGATAAGTCTAATGCCAACTACGATGTATTGACTATCAAGGCTGCTTTTGGTGAGAATATTGCCAAAGATGCTGTATTATTCAATGCGGTTGCAGTTGATGGTTTAAAGCAAAAGCATGTCGCTAATTCGGCTCTGTACAACCGTACAAAGGTTGAGGATGGAATTACATTGGTTTCATTGCTTCGTACAGCCGCAGAGATTGAACCTTCAAAATTGGTTATGCCGTTCTCCGAGAACGATAAAGCCAACATGAAGGGATGGTTTGAATTTAACGAGTAAGGAGGTAGGATATGTTTTTAACGATTCAAACATTATTCGATGATGCGAACATTGTTTCCGCTATCATCAGACGTGTGAACCAGACACGCAAGGACACAATCTATTGGCAACAGTATCTTACTTTCCGCAGAGTAACTACTCGTGTGTTCAAGGATTATATCGGTTCTGTAACCGGAGTTATGGCCGGCTCTATCAATTCACGTTTTGGAGAGAAACCCATCCGTGAACGTCGGAATATCGGTTCCGGATATGGTGAGATTGCCTATTTGGGTGATGCTTATCAGATGTCTATTGACCGTCTTTCTGAATTGCAGGATTTGATTGACAAGTTCAATGCAGCTAAGCCAGCCGACCAAAAGGCTGCAATGGAAGAGATTGTAAACTTCCTGGCAGACGACTACCGTCAGATTACCCTTGCCGCCCACAAGCGTATGGATATTATTGTCGGTGCGCTGTTGATGCTTGGTGAAGCTACCGTTTACAACAAAGACGCTGCAATCACTTCCGGTCAGACCAATAATAAACTGCTGGAGATTGCCCTTCCGTTCAATTTTATCAAGCCGAAAAGTGGAGATGTGGTTGTGGACGGAAAGAATATGTTTATCTCTTATTTGAGAGAGAAACTTCATTCCTTGGCACCGGACTATGGCGTTTATGCCAAGATGGTTATAACTCGTGCATCTTTCAACAAGTTTATTCTTGGTTCATCTGAATTTGGTGAGCAGTACAAGATGATTCTCGGCAGCAACGAAATGAAGTTGAGTACGGGATTGGTTTCCTCTTCTTTGGCTTCCGAAGTGTTCACCGGCATCGGTCTGCCTCGCATCGAAATCAAGGAGGACTACGTGAAAGACCAGACGGGAAAGAATGTGCAGATTTACGCGGATAACCGTATTACTCTGTTACCTTCTGACAACATTGGTTATATGCGCCATCATACCCCGTATGAAGCGACAGACCCAGTACAAGGACGTACTTATATCCCGTCAGAGGGGCAGATGCTTATCTCCAACTACCGTGACAAAAACGGTCGCTACATGGAATATACGGCAGAGTGGATTCCGCAGATTTCCAATCCAGATTTGATTACCAATTTCGATTTGAGCGAAATTGCATCCATCCAATCAGCATAAGGGGGTAGGATATGAAAGTAAAGGTTATATCAGTTTTCCGCGACAAGTTCACCGGAAAGTATTATACTCCCGGTGAAGTGATTGAAGTCGGTGAGGAAGCCCGTGTGCTGGATATGGAAAGCCGCAGACTCGCTGAACGGATTGAGGTGAAAAATCCCGAAGTGAAAGCCCCTGAAGAAAAGAAAGAGGTGAAAATTTCCCTCTTTGAAAAGGAGTTTGAGAAGAAGACTTTGATTGATGCTTTGAAGTCTATCGGTGCGCAGGCTTCCGGCAATATGAAAGAGGAAACTCTTTTGTCTAAGGTTGCAGAACTGGATGAAGAATCAACAGCCAAACTGAAAGAAGCATTAGGGATTGAGGCATGACAGTAAATGACTACATACAGCAAAGGTTTCAGACCTTCGACATCCAGTTGTCAGAGGCTGACTTTTTCGATATGTGTCTGAACGCGAATATAAGCGGAGAGGATGAGATGAACGAGGATTGCCACGGTCGTGTCTCTGTGGCGATTGCGAAGTTCATCCCCTCTCTATTACTCCGTGCCACTTCCATCAGCGAAAGCGGTTTTTCTATGTCTTGGAACATTCAAGGCATTAAGGATTACTATTCATTTCTGTGTAAACAGTACGGTTTGAAAGACGAACTGGGTAACAAACCTAAAGTGACTTTCTTATGATATTCGCTCCACACATATTGCAGGTAAAAGTTATCACCCCGATGGATAAGGATGAGTTTGGCAGACCTATTCCCGGAACAGGTGGTGAATACTGGCAGGAAGTATGCAAGTGCCGTTGTGATGATAACACTACCAAAGAGTTTTCATCTGATAACGGCTCTGTGTATCGTCCGAATTATCATGTGGTGTGCGAGAAAAGAATTACTGTCAAGACTGGCGATGAAGTACGTTGCATGGATGGTGATGGCGTAAGAGGTCAAGGCGAAGTCTACACGGTAAAGAGTACAAACTACTTTAACTACTCGGAATTATGGATGTAGATTTCGATTTCTCAGATGTCGACTCCTTTTTCGATGAAGGAGAATGGGAGGTCGAAAAGAAGATGATTGATGTAGGCGATGAAGCCGTGAAGTACGCGGAGGAACATGGCGATTATCAAGACCACACACTCACTTTGAGAACGTCCAATGATTACGATGTCGATAAAGATGGTTTGACGCTGAAAAACGAAGCGGAATACGCTTCATTCGTGGAATCTAAGGGATTTGATGTTTTAAGTAGTGCCGCTTTATATGCGGAGAAACGATTAAAAGAAGAATTTGAATGATAGTAACCACCGACATAGGAAACATCCTCTACCGGGATTGCAAGGCTTTCGGGATAGGTATAGTGCCAGCAGGAGAAACTCTGACAGGTGAATTGAAGTCTGAAAGGATTGTCATCCACACGAAGAAGCAACAGCCGGGTAAATATTGGAAGAAGTCTTTTGTAGAAGTGAATCTTTGCGTTCTTGATTTAAGCGAGAATGAAGCGAACACCATCCGTTTGAATGAACTTGAAAGAGAAGCCATGAAACGGTTTGATGATGTAGTAAGCACCTATGACGGTACAACCTATCGTTATTCTATCGAATCAATTGGCACGGAAGCGGATACAGCTTTGAAATGTCATTATGTGAATGTAAGAATTTTATTTGAAGTAATAAATGTAAAATTATAAAATTATGATTTCAGCAGTAGGAATTAAAAGAATCTTGTTTGCCGACATTGATAAGGTAACGGCAGACATTACCCCCGAAATCGCAAAGACTTTGATTCAAGCCGCTATCGCTGCCAAAGATGAGGTCTTGAATGTACATGGGGAAACGTGGCAGATTGAAGAAACGGAAGCCTCTGTCACCGGGTACAAGAACCAATTAACAGGAAAGAATTACCGTTACGATGATGTGCCGGGAGAAGTATCACCCGCTTTCTCTATCGGACAATATGACTGGAAGACCAAGAAAGCGTTCATGGGTGGCGATGTTATTCAGGCAACATCTAAAGATGTAGGTTGGAAGCGTGCTTTGGATAAAGTTATTATCAACAAAGCATTGTTCTGTCTGACCGATGATGATGTCTGGTTCATCTTCCCAAAATGCCGTATTGTTTCCCGTGAAGCCAATACGGATAAGGCAATTGCAATCGCTGTAAAAGGCTTGGTGCAGGAACCGGGAATCGAAGGTGTTTCTTCTGAGTATAACTATGAAGAAGGGCAGATTAAAGCTTTGCAGGCATGAACTACAGTAACCATTGTACCTACTCCTTCCGATGCGACCGTAAAGCTGGACGGTGCAACGGTCAAGTCAAAGCAGGTGAATGCTGGGGCTACCGTTCACTATGAAGTGTCGAAAGTGGGGTACGTCACTCAGTCAGGAGATATTAAAACCACTCCTTCTGAAGTTGATACCACTCTTAAAAAAGAGATAACATTGGTAAAAGCACAAGAGTGATAACCGGGGGATGGATATATACCATTCCCCCTTTTAGTTTAAGAATATGAATCAAGCAGCAAAAACGGTTTCTGATGCTTTGTTAGGGCTGGATTTCATGAATGTGGAGATAGGAGGGATGGTTTATACCATTAAACCTCCTACAATTAAAATTATCTGTCGTGCCATTCATCATTTTTCCAATATCGGCATGACTGGAGATAATGTCATGGAAGCTATTAAAGAACTTCCTGAAATTACTGGAGATATGCTGAAAGGTATTTCATGCTTCATCTGCGGGAATGATAGTTTGGTCAAAGAATTGGAGAACGGCACTTTTGAAGAAGTCAAAGATGCCTTGGAAGTCTGTTTCTCTATGATGGATATTTCGGCTTTTCAGTGTGTCAGCTCGATGAGGAACGTGTCGATGCTGGCAGCAAGACCGAAACAGTAGGAAACACAACGTTCTTCGGGCAGATAGCCCATTTGATTGACACGCTGCATCTGAGTTATACAGAAGTGTTTGAGATTATCCCTTATCGGAATCTGCTGATGATGCAACGGGATAAATTACGCGCAGTATATGGTGGTCAGAAGGTGAATAGAATCAGTGGTAAGGAATTGGCTAATCGTAGGAAAAAGAAATAGGATAAAGCCGGATTTCTCCGGCTTTACTTTATGAAAGTAAAAGTATGTTTGTATCATCTACTATTTGAGCATGGTTTGTAGCTCGTATGATTATTTTATCATTGATTCTGATATCTAAGATAGATTCCTCAATGCCATCATGCTTAATAGGGAATACCCATGAATTAAATCCTTCCATAAGATTAGGGAAAGCAATAATCGCATGAACGATTTTATTTTCTGAAATTATTCCTTTCATCCTAAAGTATGAGACCGTTTCTTTTATTTGACGTACCATACAATAGGGATAATCTGAATCAGGATTCTTTGCAGCATGAATACTATTTGCATATTTGGTTTCAATAAATAAAATCCATTCATCTTGATCACAAGTTATTGGAAAAACAACACATTCACATTGTCTGGAACGCTTTTTTTTAGTGATAGGTAATGCATTTTCAGGAAATGCATCAAAAAAAACTTTTACATTATTCTCATTTAATATATGAACAGCGTTAATAACATTTCTTTGAGCGCCAGAAATTTCAACTGCTCCTTTATTATAATCTTTCCAGTCTACAATATATAGATGAGGATTGTATATAGAACAAAGGCATGTTTTATGTTGGGGTAATTGTGCCAATAATCTATTCTTCATTTTTCTTCTGGAATAAAATAATTAAGCATTGTATAATATTCGTCCATCGTTTCGTTCATTATTTCATTGAAATAATGTTTCCCAATACTATTAGTATGATGCTCTTGAATGGAAAATATTTCTCCATCTTTTATTTGCCATGCAGAAACGAGTTTAGGGTTAATCCATGAATTGTAGCTTTCCAAAGAATTTGCAATATCTTTGGGCATATTATTCTTCACAAGCCAACCCATTATACAATTATTTAATGAATAGAGTATGTATGGACTGTGAGTTGTTAGAAATAACTTATGTTCTTTCTCCTTTATTGAACTTATTATGAAATACAATAAATTCTTTTGTGTAGAAGGGAATAAGTTTAACTCTGGCTCCTCCATGTATAAACTTGTATAATTTGTTTGGATAAAATGAGTAAAATAGTCAGATAGTGAACTTAAAAAAGTTTCTCCAGCCTTAGGTAAATGAATTTTCTCATTCTCCTTTGTGACTTTTAAGATCGTTTTTAAATATTGATGTAGCCATTTTTCGTTATTGAGATTTGTTTTATTATCAATAACTTCTGATAATGATTTTGATATTATTATATTTAATAATTTAGCATCTCTTTCTTTATTATCAATGTTGTCGTTTCTATCTCCTTCATAAATAGATTTAGTAAAATAGTTGACTAATGTATATAAAGGAATCATAGATTGCTGCCCACTTGAAGCATTTATTAATTGGATTTTGTTTCCGTCCAATGTTTCTAGAAAATCAATATCTTGATTCTCATCATAGTAATATTTGGTATCTAAAGATTTAATATCCAAGCCATTGTCAACAGTATATACTTTTCTTGCAATATTCCAATCTGACATAAAATTAAAAATATTGTTTTTAGGTAAATTGACTTGTTTCCAATCAGATATCATAGAAACGATATTACGTTCAGCAGGTATGTATGAAATTTTAGTTCTAATATAATTGTATTGATTTATCCATTCAAAAGTCGGAACTTTACTTCTATATTCAAAAGAAAACTTAACAACAGAAGATGCGTACATAATCTTTGAATCATTGGAAAAATATCCATCTAATTTGTGAAAAACGATTAAATTAGTAATGAAATTATCATCTTTAAGAAAAAAGTCAAAGGATTGTTCCAATGAAACTTTCTTTTCTACCCATGAGCAAAAGCATGCAATTTTGTTAATAGTGCTTTTACCTGAACTTTGCGGACCTATAATTACATTTACTTTATTTAATGTAATATCTATGTCTTTTATTGGTCCTATGTTCTTAATTATTAATTGAGCCATTGATTTATAGGGTTAGTTTATTGTGCAAATATAGTGTTATTAAATAATGAAATAACAATATATACTATTAATTGTTGTCTTAAAAACAAAATTTGTTTATTCTATAAATTCTCTGCTAACTTCTTAATATCATCCTTACTATTGATAACATGGGTGCTATCTCCTATGCGAACAGCTCCTATAACTTCATCGGAAGATTTTTCAAAAAGGTCTGAAACTTGAACATTCAAAGCAGATGCTATTCGTTCTAATACTTCTACTGAAGGATTGCCATTTATGTGTTGACTTAATCCTACTCTGGATATTCCCATCTTATCAGCAAGCTCTTGAACAGTTGTTCCTTGCTCTTTTATAACTTCTTTTATTCGTAAAGCCATAACTATTCTAAATTATATTTTGTGCAAATATACATACTTTTAAATATGTAAAGCGATAGCTATTCTTAAATTGAGTTAATGTAAAGCGAAATATTTCTATTTTGTTTGATTATTTAAAGTGAACGGTTTACATTTGCATCGTGGTTATAAAATGATAGATATATGAAACGCTACAACTTATCTCAAATAATGAAAGACGCTCACCGCTTCTACAATAGCCGTTCAAGAATGGGCAGAACTTTTGGCGAATGCCTGAAACTCGCTTGGCGTTGGGCGAAAGACGCTATCAAGTTTGCAGAAGAAAGAGAAGTTAAGATCAAGGCTATGTTAGCCAACCAGAAGCCGGTAGAGCGTACATCTTACAATGATAGTAAGATTACTTGGTCTGACTGCTACAATTCAAATAGCCGTGGGTATATGGGTTCTCAATATTGTGGTGATTAAAGTCAGAGCAAAGTAGAAATGAATAAATAACTTAAAATATAAAGATTATGGAAACAATAGAACTAAGAGAAAGCGATAAAAGAAGAGCTGTGAATCTTAATCGCAAAAACGGTTACGGCTTGGATAGCAAACAGATGATGCGCCTTATTAACAATCATAAGAAAGGTGATGCGTACAAGTGTGCTTTGATAGAGTTTCGCTTGACTGATATAAACTTTCATCGTGAAGTTGAAATGCTGATGAACGGCAAATATGATGAATTGAAAGAACAGGTAAAACAGTGGTAAGCAAAGAGCGCACCATCTTCACAGGCAATGCGCTCAAAATAGTATAAACACATAATGCGATTATGCGCATTATGAATTTAGTTGTAAAGATAGTATAAACACATAAGATAGGAACGAATATGAGAACAGAAATTATTAAAATGGAAAATTCTTCTTCATGTGAAATTGATTTGATTGAAGTAAGAGATGGACAAGCGGTAACCTCTTCATTGGTGGTTGCCAAGTATTTTGGCAAAGCACATAAAGATGTATTAAGGGCTATTAAATCATTGGATTGTAGTGAGTTATTTAACCAGCGCAATTTTGCGCCCGTTGAATATGTCGATAAAAAAGGTGAAAAAAGACCCATGTACTATTTAACTCGTGATGGGTTCACCTTTTTGGCTATGGGGTTCACTGGCAGGGTGGCTGCACAATTCAAAGAAGCGTACATTAACGCCTTTAACGAAATGGAAGAAATGCTCCGCAAGAATGATTGCACCAAGTATGCTGAAAAGATATTCAAATCCGAACTGAATTGTTTCAATAAACGGTTGAAAGAAACAGCAGCAAAAATAAGAAGAGAGAATGGAGTCGGATTTGGTATTTATGGTGAGATACAGGCAGGCGTATATGATTGCGACAAATTGCCTTTCCAAGAAAGATTGCGCAATATATTTGCCCAAATAAGCAATGCCTATGTAGAAAGTTATTATTTGGCAGGACACTATATAAACGCTGATAATCAAAACAAGCAGATACGCAAGCTGATTTCTGATTTTGAAGGGAAACTGGTAGAGGGATTTAGAATATATCCAAGCATATAAATACGATTATGAACTTCAAAACAAGACCACCGCCAATAATTGCTACCAAATGAGAGATTAAAAACATAGTTATAAATCAAAAACAACAAGAAAATGAGTAAACGATTTGCTATCGCCATTTTACCCAAAGAGAAACAGCAGGGGGGGTAAAGTACGGTTTAAAGATTGAAAAACCTTCAGCATTGGGTAATGTGTATGGATTGACCGAAGAAGAACTGAAAGAACTTCGTGGATTGATAGACAAGGTATTGACTAAATGATTATGAAACAGATAAAAATCAGACCACCGCCAAAAACTTTACGACAATGAAACGATTGTCGTGTTATGGTAAAGTGAAAATCTCTCTCTTACACGATTATATAATAAGTTTGCAAACAGAAACAACGCAGCTATCCTCACGGCTGAAAAATATAACCCCGCCATTGGTAAGAAGTGAGGAGCTTGCCTTTGGTGGGGTCTAATTTTTTAAACTGTGTAAAAGTATGAATAATATTCAGATTTTCCAAAATGAGCAGTTCGGAAAAGTAAGAATCGCGATGAATGAGAGTAATGAGCCTTTGTTTTGTTTGGCAGATGTGTGCGGTGTTATAGGCATTGCTAACGCAAGAAATGTCAGGTCAAGGCTTGAAGAAGATGATGTCCGCCAAATGGACACCATAGATTCGTTAGGTAGAAATCAACAAGTTACATTTATAACCGAAAGCGGTTTATATGATGTGATAATTCGCAGTGACAGCGAAAAGGCAAAACCGTTTCGCAAATGGGTTACAAGCGAAGTTTTGCCCTCAATCCGCAAACATGGTGCATACATGACCAGCGATACACTTGAAAAAGCTTTGACCTCACCCGATTTTCTGATTCAGCTTGCAATCAACTTAAAAGAAGAAAAACAGAAGCGTATCGAAGCCGAACAGAAGATTCAGAAAGATGCACCTAAAGTCCTTTTTGCTGATGCTGTCTCAACTTCACATCGCTCTTGTTTAATTGCTGAACTGGCTAAAATATTACAACAAAATGGGGTGAATATCGGTCAGAACCGTTTGTTTAGCTGGATGCGCGAGAATGGTTATCTTTGTCAAAAGGGTGACTACTACAATCAGCCGACGCAGAAAGCTATGAAATTGGGGCTTTTTGAATTGAAGAAAACCACCATCACCAAGCCGGACGGCTCTGTATTGGTCACTACTACTACCAAAGTGACTGGTAAGGGGCAAATTTACTTCGTAGAAAAGTTCTTAGGTAAAGATGCTGCTTAAATAATAATGCGCACCTCATTAGGTTGGGGTGCGCTTAATATGAATCTTACAAACTCCCTCCCATTGCGAGATATAAGTTTACGGCATCTTTTATTCCTTTAATCTGTTTTTGTGATATGGTTTTTATATCGTGATATTGCCTTCCAATAAATTTTATTTTTGCAGTTTTAGCATTAGAAAGTGCCTTTATTAATTCAATGTCATTATTGGAATGGATATTTTCATCACACCATTCCCATATATATCCTCCATTACCTGAATCAGTTTCTACATTATTGGGGATAAATTCATAAGCTTTATTGTCAATAGAAAATTGATATTTGCGAATGAATAACCAATCGTCAGAATAATATTGTATTCTGAGTCTAAAGTTTGATACCCCATCAATATCTTTCATAAAATAGCAATATATTCCATTCTGGTTGGTATATTGGGGAGCAGATTTTGGTTTAATCCATGTTAGTTCACGTGGGTCAAATTCGTCCTTGTTAAATGTAAATAAAGAGGATATTTTTTTTACTGTTATAGAATCAATAGGATTTTGTTTTTCTTTTTTTATGTCCGATATTGTTTTTCCAATGTTATCATCTAAAGACATAACATTATTTTTTATATTGTCAAGGGTTGATTGGTTTATATACGGATTTACTTTTTCACCGTTTGAGTTGTACAGTGAGAATTTTATCGGAATATTAACAAACTCTATTCCTTGATTAGTCATATCTTTATAAACTTTTTGAGAAATGCAAAATTTTTGATATGCTTCTAAATACGCAAGGGAATCATTCTTTGAGCTTATCGTCTTAGGTTCCTCCTCCTTCTCATTGTAAGAGTTGCTGAATAATGACTTTTCTTTAACCGTTTCCACATATTTATATGACTTATTGCAACTTGAAAAAGCAAATATTGACAATATCAGAAGCAGTGTATTTTTCATGACAGTACATTTATTAACTTAAACGTTTGCAAAAATATCTCAAAAATCAATCATTTCCAATTATTTCACGACAATTATTCCGTTGTCGCATATCAAATACTTGAAATATTGCTGGATAACTTGTATTTGTCGAATTTAGCACAAATGAAAAAATAATGGAGTTTAGAGGAGATACATCTGGATTAGATGAGTTACTTGAAAGTGTAGACGATAGATATTATAATACCCTTTCTCAAATAGGGAGAGACGCCACCCGAAATGCGAAGATTAACAAGACTTATGAAAATAGGACTGGCAACTTGAATAATGCAAATGGGGGATGTGTTGTCCGTAATGGGAAAATAGTAGATATGTGGGTGGAATCAGACGGTTCTCATTCCGAAGCGGTAAGAAATACAGAGAATCTTCTGATTTATTCCGAAAAATCAAAGGATGGGCTTTATTTGGCTAACGGTCAGCCTTATGCAAGCTATGTCGAAAGTAAAGGGTTTGAAGTTATTATGACTAATGGTATCTTGTATGCAGGTAGACAAATAGAAAAAAAATTATAGATATGGCAGGCATTATTTCAAATGTAGACAGTGATGTTCAGAAGTTGCGCAAACTGAAGAACGAGATAGAAAATGTCAAAAAAGCATTGATGGGTATTAATATCAAGGTCGATATTGATATAGCTAAAGGTTTGCAATCACAGTTAACCTCCCTTTTGGGGCAATACGATACATTGGTGGATAAGATTGCGGCAGCGGAAGGAAAGATTATGCTTTCTGTCAGTCGAATCAATAAAGCAACCGAAAAGATTGTCAAAGCACAAGAGGTTGTATCTAAACCTACGGCTGATCCGGCACAGAATGGAGATGCTGCAAGGCAAACAAATACGGCTGAAACGGAAAGTGTTCGGGCGCAAGCAAAGGCTTATGATGACCTAAGAACCGAGATAAACGGTATTCTTGGCACAAGAGAAGAGAATGTCAAGAGAATGATAGATGAAATGAACGCTATCCGTTTGATTAATGCTGAGATTAAGAAAATCAACAAGTCACAAGGTGATTATTCTTCCTTGTCTTCTGCTCAACAAAAACGGCTTGAACAGTTAAACAATTCATTATTGACACATAAAACTGCTTTGTCAGAAGTGAGACAAGCATTGAACAATAATGCCAAACTTGATAATGTAGCCGCTACTTCCATGAACGGGTTATCCCAGTCTTTATCAAGAATGAGGATAGCTTATCGCGAATTGACAGAAGAAGAGCGCAATTCTCCTTTTGGTAAAGAATTGCTTGCGTCTATTCAACAAGCGGATACAAAAATAAAGGAACTTGATACCACTATTGGCAATCATCAACGTAATGTAGGTAATTATGGTAAGCAGTGGAATGGGCTTAGTATGTCTATTCAGCAAGTAGGACGCGAACTTCCTTCTTTGGCTTACGGTCCAAAAGTTTTTTTCTCTGCTATATCGAATAATATTCCAATTTTAGCAGATGAGATTAAACGGGCGAGAACTGAATATAAACTATTGAAGGAGTCGGGGCAGTCGGCGATTCCAGTATGGAAGCAAGTGGTATCGTCTTTGTTTAGCTGGCAGACTGTATTAACGGTTGGTATTACACTGCTTACTCTTTATGGCGATAAGGTGGTGGATTGGGTTGCAGGGCTGTTTAATGCTAAGAATGTCATGAAACCTCTTGTTGATATTCAACAACAACTAAATGACGTTCAATTAAAAGGAGTTCAAAATGCTCAATCCGAAATAACAAAGTTGGAATTATTATATAAAGCTACTCAAAATGCTTCAAAGCCTATTCGTGAAAGAAAAAAAGCTGTTGATGAGCTACAAAAATCATATCCTGATTTCTTCAAAAATCTTTCAGAAGAAGAAATTCTAACGGGAAAGGCAGCTGACGCTTATGCAAGACTTACTTCTTCGATTATTGCATCTGCACGTGCGAGGGCTGCACAGGATAAAATGACAGAGAATGCTAAAAAAATATTGGAAAATGAGGCTAAAATAACAGAAGAATATGCTAAAAGGGAAAATGCACAACTAAAACTTGACAAACAGATTGAATTAAGAAATAAAATAGACAGAGAGGCGAATCCCGATATGTATGCAGGTCAACAAATGAAGGTTGGTGCAGCTTTGGGTAAGGTCGAAGAAATAGATGAAGGCATTGCTAAACTTAGACGTGAAATATACGAGCTAAATAAATCTCAAAATGAATTAGCACAAAACATAGATGTTAATGATTTGATATTCAACCCGAATGAAGATTCTTCAAAGATTGGTGAAGAAGAAAGGAAAAGACGTCAAGAAGAAGCAGAGAAATTATTGAAACAGCAAGAGCAACTCTCTGAACAACTTGCCGAAGAACTCTTGTCTCTTCACCGTCAGAACCAACAGGATGAAATCAACCTGATGAGAGAAGGCACGGAAAAGAAGTTGAAACAGATTGACCTTGATTATCAGAAACAGATTGATGCGATAAGAAAACAGGAGGAAGAATGGAGCAAAGCCGGTAACGGTAAGCTGACCGACAAGCAGGCACAGAAAATTTCAGAAGCTTATACCAATGCCGAAAGTATGAGAGATAAAGATATTTCCGATGTAACTGAAGGACAGCTGAAAGCCGAACAACAGGCTTTGAACGACTACTTGAAAGAATATGGCACGTTCCAGCAGCAGAAATTGGCTATCGCCCAAGAGTATGCGGAAAAAATAAGGAAAGCACAGGAAGAAAACGGTGTTAATAGTGCACAAGTAAAGTTACTGGAGAAACAACGTGATGTTGCCATACAGAACAAGGAAACAGAAGCCATAAAAGCCAATATAGATTGGGTTACTGTGTTCGGTGAGTTTGGTTCCATGTTTTCCGACATGATAAAGCCCGCCTTGGACGAAGCGAAAAAATATGTACGGACTGACAAGTTCAAGAACTCCGATCAGGCAAGCCAGAAATCATTGATTGACGCCATCAGCAAGATGGAAAAGTCTTTGGGTGGTACAAGTGGAGTCAACTTCAAGAAACTTGGAGAGGATGTAAAAGCCTATCAAATAGCAGAACAGAATCGTATCAGTGCCATAGGGATCGAAACAGCTGCTTTGGAAAAACTAAAGAAATCACAGGATGATTACGCCAAAGCGCAGAAGGGCGGAACGGAAAGTGAGAAACAAGCCGCAGCAAACGCTCTTGAAACAGCACGGCAGAATGCTGACATTGCATCCGCCAATGTGAAGACACAGACTGATATCGCCAATCAGGCCCAGCGTAATGTGACTGATACCGCCACCAGACTGAAAGCAAGCATGGAAAATTTGTTGGGAGGCTTGCAGCAGATTTCATCCGGTGGATTGTATAACGCATATAGCGGAATTATCAAAACCGTGAACGGATTCAAGGATGTCATAGGAAAAACGTCAGAATCTCTTAAGGAGGTCCCCATTGTCGGATGGATTCTGTCCATCATTGACGTACTCAAAGACGGATTAAGTGATCTTGTCGGTGGTCTGCTTGATGCTGTTCTGAACGCTGTCAGTGGAATTATCGGTGATGTCTTGTCAGGGGATTTGTTTGTCACAATCGGCAAGTCATTGAGGAACGGCATAGGAAACATCCTGAACGCAATCTCATTCGGAGGCTTCAACTCCTTGTTTGGAATAGGTGGAAACGCCAAGGAAGTACAGGAAACGATAGACAGGCTGACGGACAGGAATGGAACTTTGCAAACGGCCATCGAGGATCTGACTGACGAGATGAAGGCAAGCAAGGGAATGAAATCGGTTGAATCTTACAGGGAAGCTGTAAAGTATCAGGAGGAAGTCAATAAAAACTATCTGCAAATAGCAAAGGAGCAAGCCGGATATCATAAGAGCCACGGCAGCTGGCAGCATTATCTGAAATGGACGGATGAAATGCTGGAACACGCAAGAAAAGCTACCGGCATGCAGGATTTCTCCGGCACTGATTCCTTGTGGAATCTGACCCCCGAACAGATGAAGGCTCTACGGTCGGACGTATGGTTATGGGATATCATGGAATCTTCCGGTAAGGGAGGTTACGGTGAGCGTGTTACCGACAAGCTGGATGATTATATAGAGCAGGCAGGAAAACTGGAAGAACTGACCGACAGTCTTTATGAGGGCCTGATCGGAATGTCATTCGATTCCATGTATGACAGTTTTATAAGCAGTCTGATGGATATGGAGAAGAGTGCGGAGGATTTTGCTGATGACATATCCAAATATTTCATGCAGGCGATGCTGTCAAATGCCATCGGTGAACAGTTTAGTGACAAACTGAGGACATGGTATGATAAATTCGGTGAAGCCATGAAGGATGATGGTACGCTTGACAATAATGAGCGTAAGGAGCTGATGGATGAATACATGGGTTATGTGGACGAAGCCATGAAGCTCCGTGACGAGCTTGCCGCAGCAACCGGATATGACAAGATTTCGCAAGAATCA